CTTAGAGAAGGTCAAAAATTGGTGGAAGCCGGAGAATGCGACGGTTTCAATATTGGGCTTAATTGGGGCAAATGTGCGGGTCAAACTGTCAAGTGGCCTCATATACATCTCATCCCACGTAGAAAAGGTGATGTCGAGGATCCAGTTGGAGGCGTCCGCAACACGATCCCTGGCAAAGGCAACTATCGCTCTCCGGACTATAGAGCAGACTAAACCCTTAAAGTTTACATATAATCCCAATGTGGTATTTGGTTATACATCTAGCCTAATTAATACAGGATACCAGAATACTGCGTTAGGTTATCAAGCAGGGTATAATATAGGATCAGGATTAGGATTGCAACAACCAAATAATAGTATTTCATTTCATAATCAAGGCAAAGCCGTATTGATTATTACCAAAGACGGTGATGTAGAATGGCATGGTAAACCTAGCGAAGCCGCAGACGCTCTGCAAACTGTTTTCCAATTTAAAGTTGAGGATATGCACGGTATTACCAAAGCGGCTAGACGTAGATATTATTACACCGCCTGTAAAAATATTCTAAATAAAGCTGAACAAATGGAACATGCCGAATTTATTGACTTCCTTAAAGATAATGTGTATAATAGAGAACGGCGTGTGATTTTAGATACGTTACGAGGTGTAGATGAAAACAGCTAAAGATATTTTTGATGAAACTATGGATCGTGTCAAGCGATTACAACGTTTCGAAATTAAAAGAGATGTAGGACCAAATTGGATACCGCAAGGCACTATTCCCTTCAACATCAAAGCAAAAGATGGCATTGCTACATTTGAAGTTTACGCAGAATTTTTGCAAGACGCAGAAGATCAAGTTACAGCATATTTAGAAAGAGACGAAGATGAAGATTAAAGTAGCAGAACTATTCTATAGCATACAAGGTGAAGGACGGTACATGGGTGTTCCGTCTGTTTTCTTACGTACATTTGGATGTAATTTCCGCTGTGCAGGCTTTGGTATGCCACGTGGCAAACTAAGCACAGAAGCAGATGAACTTGCTACTGTAGCTCACTTGTATAACAAATATGAAGAACTACCTTTAGTATCTACAGGCTGTGATAGCTATGCCAGCTGGCACAAAGATTTTAAAAATCTAAGTCCATTGATTACTAATGAAGCTATTGTAGAACGTATTAAAGAAATCCTTCCACATGGTGATTGGCAAGAAGAACATCTTGTAATTACAGGTGGTGAGCCGTTGTTAGGTTGGCAAAAGAGCTATCCAGAATTGTTAGACATGATGCCAAACTTAAAAGAGATCACATTTGAAACTAATGGCACCCAACCATTGAGCCCAGACCTTAGACATTACTTGCTAGATTGGACACTTAATCCACGTAACGGATTAGGTCGACGTGGAAAAGATGCATTGACATTTAGTATCAGTGCTAAACTACCTTGCAGTGGCGAAGCATGGGAAGATGCTATCAAACCAGAAATTGTATTAAGCTATGAAGATATTGGTCACGCATATCTTAAATTCGTAGTAGCAACAGAACAGGATATACAAGATGCAGAACGGGCGGTTGAACAATACAGAGCGGCAGGCTTTAAAGGTCACGTATATCTTATGCCAGTTGGTGGTGTAGAAAATGTTTATACGCTAAACGCAAAGAATGTAGCATTGGCGGCCATGAAACGCGGATGGCGTTATAGTGATAGACTGCAAGTACCACTGTTTAAAAACGAGTGGGGCACTTGATTGCCAATTCCTATGGTTGAACGATCACCGCCATCTGAAGACTGGGGTTTACGTAGGGCAAGATTTTGGAAACTTAAACTATGTTGGTTACCAAAAAAGTGCTTTCTAACCGGTAAACCTCTTTGGGGTAAACTTGCCTATCACGGTGAAAACTGGATTACTGGTCCAGGTGATCCTGTTGTTAATCATTACTGGATAGAAAAAAATGAATTCCTAATTTGGAATTTAAAAGGTAGAAAATGAAATTTGAAGCTATCAATCCGTATCCTCCTATAGTGTTCAAAGCACACTATGACGGGTTTACTGCCGTCCATTTAGCCGCGGCTAAAGAGATTATGGCTGGCGCAGATCAAGGCGGAGAACTTGAATTAGAAATAGGCCAAGCATGGAGTTCAGTAACTAATCAAAAAAATCCCCCGCATCAGCATCCTGCGTTCAAAGATTTTTATGTTTGGCAACACGAGATAGCTACAGAAATCTTATTTGGAGAACTGATGCTAGAAAGTTTCATGCCATACTGGACTACTAACAGTTGGGTTAACTTGCATAAAAAGGGCGGATTTACATATCCACATGCTCACGGAATGTGTAGCCTAAGCATTGCCGCATATATACAACTTCCAGAAAATGGCGGGTTTATTGAATTTAAAGATCCACATTTTGATCTACGCAGTATACAACGCAAGAATACTACACCTGGCAGTTTAGAAGAATATCAACCAGTTCCAGCAGTAACAGGCGATGTTTTATTCTTTCCAGGCTGGTTACAACACAAAACACAAGAGAATCTAAGTGACGAAGATCGGTGGGTTCTTACTACTAACTATACTAACGTAGAATATAGGAAAAAAATACAAAGGATGGAATTATGATACTAGACGGATTATTTGATTTATTCAGAAGAAAGCCAAAAGATGTTATAGCTAAGGAAGAGGCTGAAAAATACTCCAAAGTTGTAACCGAAAGCCTTTCTCCAAAAGACGCCGCCACGCTCAAAAAAGAGCCCTATGTTGCGGTATTAAATACACATATAAATGAAGACAATATCCGCAATGGATTTTTTGAACTTGACTGGAACGAGTATTTTATAGTAAAATTAAGAGAGTCCGGATACATAGGCGATACAGAAGAAGAAGTTGTAGATGCTTGGTTCAAAGATCTTTGCAGAGATGTTGCTATGGAAGAAAATGTCAACATGGATCGTAGAGGTGCCGGTTTTATTAACGTAAACAGCCTTGGCAACGGTAAGGCAGAAATTTATTAAAATGACATATATTATTGTAGACACAGCAAACACGTTCTTTCGTGCCCGTCACGTAGTGCGTGGAGACATATCAGAAAAAGTTGGTATGAGCCTCCATGTTATTCTTAACTCGGTACGCAAAGCATGGAAGGACTTTGATGGGAAACATGTTGTGTTCGCACTCGAAGGTCGTAGCTGGCGCAAGGACTATTACGAGCCATACAAGAGAAACAGACAGGTCGCACGTGATGCACTAAGTCCAAAAGACGCTGAAGAGGATAAAATTTTCTGGGAAACGTTTGATGACTTTAAAGACTTTTTACATGAAAAGACAAACTGTACAGTATTACAGCACAAGCAATTAGAAGCAGATGATTTGATTGCAGGATGGATCCAAGCCCATCCAAATGATAACCATGTTATCATTTCAACTGATGGCGATTTCGCACAGTTGATAGCACCTAACGTAAAACAGTATAATGGTGTTAGTGGTGTTACTACTACACATGAAGGTTATTTTGATGAAAAGGGAAAACATGTTATTGACAAGAAAACAAAAGTTGCCAAGCCTGCTCCAGACCCAGAATGGCTCCTCTTCGAAAAGTGCATGCGTGGAGACACGTCAGACAACATCTTTTCTGCTTTCCCAGGAGTACGCGAAAAAGGTACTAAAAACAAAGTCGGACTCAGAGAAGCATTCGCAGACAGAGACAGTAAAGGATATAACTGGAACAATCTAATGTTGCAACGTTGGACCGACCACGAGGGCAAAGAGCATCGTGTCTTAGACGACTATCTAAGAAATGTACAACTATGCGACTTAACAAGTCAACCAGAAGATATCAAATTGATAATTCAAACTGCTATTGCAGAAGAATTAGCTAAAGAAAAAAATGTATCACAGGTCGGTATTAGATTTATTAAATTCTGTGGCCAGTATGATTTGGTAAAAGTTTCCGAACAGGCACAGAGCTACGCCGAGCCGCTTAATGCAAGATACACACTATAAAGGAGATGAGCATGATAGATGCAATAACTAAGCCGATCATTGATGGCAAGTTTTGGTTGTTGGAAGTAGAAGGCGAAAAACTTGGAACTCTTACTAAAGAGAAAAAGGGCTATTCGTTTATGCGCAAGGGGCAAAAAGTTGACCTTGCGGATCTCGCAGTTTTTAAAACACTATTCGGTATTTCAATTACTGAAGAACAATTAAAGAAAGAAAAAATTGCTAACGAAGTTAAGGTAAAAGAACAAGAATATAACATTTATGAATTTCCTTGTTCTAGCAAACCTTATAATCCTGTATATGATGTACAGCAAAAATTACCGATTTATTCAAAGAGCGATAAGTCAAAGAGTCAGTATTGTGCAGGTTACTATGTGATCAAATTCCGCAAAGGATGGGTCAAAAGTTTCTGTCCAAAATTGATTACTCTAGAACGTTACGCACACAAAGGACCATTTAAGACTGAACTCGAAATGCGTCAAATACTCAGCACTATAGGTAAGAGTACTCCATGAAACAACTAAACACAATTCCTATTGAAAACTATCTCGATAAGGCTCGTATTGCGGCCAAATCTGGCCAAAGAGTGGTCACTTTAGACCTTTTAGAGGCCACCGAGTTAGCAAATAGTCTTGCTGTAGTAATGACACGTATTAGCGGTGAATTAGATACTATCTTACAAGCCGCTATGCAAAATCAACCAGATACACAAGTGTCAATGGACGGCGGAACGTTTTAAGTACAACTATAATAAATAAGTGCGTATATTTGGAGAACGCACTTATGAGCCGCCCTAAGCCTAAAGTATTATTAGAGATTACTAACAAGAAAAACTACAAGACCGAACAGGTTCTTGAAGCTGATGCCATCTGGGCTGTTTTTTATCAAGGCAAACCTGTTAACCTAAAAACCACAAGTTTGGTTGCACAACAGTTAGGTCCAAAATATAAAAAAGTTAGTTTTTCTAATTCTGGTCATGCCTTTAATCTCGCAGAAAAATTAAACAAACTATTCCAATGTGAAGACTTCGGTGTGTACAAACTTACCACCGGCGAACTTATCAAAGAATGATTACCAAAAAAGATCTTAGCCGAAAATTGTATGACGAGCTAGGTGACAAATCAGAAAACGTTAATTTCGATCTATTCCACAAATCTGTTTGGTTCAACACCAGAGAGAAAAAGACCGGAGGTTGGAGATTAACCTACGACGGTTACAAATATCTCAAAGATGTCTTAGGATATAAAGACTATAAAATAGATTTTCCCAGAGAGGAAAATTTTCAAATCACTTCCCAAACTACTATCTGGATGGACCGTTTCATTGACTGTCCATATTTCCTTATGCCAGATGCTATCGTAGTATTCAAAGAAAAAACTGCATTCCAACTAATCTTGTTTTCCGGTGATGTCCATAAATTTGGATGGAGCTCGAACGAAGCAAAGCATCTGTTGTAAAAATACAACGGATCGGTTTATCCAAAAGTTGTTGACATCTTTCGCCTACGGCCGTATAATATATACATAGAGCGTAGTTAATTTTGTTTTTTATTTTGAAAGGTCAAAAATGGCAAAAGGTGAGATCAGTGCAAACCGCACACAGAGTCCTAATGAAGCAAAGGCGGCTATCCGCAAGTGCATGAAAGTAAATCGTCCCGTATTCATGTGGGGCCCTCCAGGTATCGGTAAGAGCGATATCGTGCATCAAATCGGTGCAGAACAAGGACGTGAAGTTATTGACGTTCGTCTATCACTTTGGGAACCTACAGACATTAAAGGTATTCCTTATTACAATAGCCAGTCAAATTCTATGACTTGGGCTCCTCCTATCGAGCTACCATCAGATCCAGAATCTACTGCGATCTTGTTCCTAGACGAACTTAACTCCGCGGCTCCAGCTACGCAAGCCGCGGCTTATCAGTTAATTTTGAACCGCCGTGTTGGCACATATTACTTGCCAAAAGGCGTTTCAATTGTTGCCGCTGGTAACCGTGAAACTGACAAGGGCGTTACTTATCGTATGCCTGCTCCGTTGGCTAATCGTTTCTTGCACTTGGAATTAAAGGTTAACTTTGATGACTGGCAAGAATGGGCTGTTAACAACAAAGTTAACGAACAGGTTGTTGGTTATATTGGCTTTGCTAAAAATGACTTGTATGATTTTGATCCAAAGAGTGCGGCACGTAGTTTTGCTACACCACGTTCTTGGTCGTTCGTATCAGATTTGCTTGGCGACGATGACTTGCCTGAATCTACGCTCACTGACCTCATCGCAGGTGCGGTAGGTGATGGACTTGCTGTCAAGTTTATGGCTCACCGCAAGGTCGCCAAGCAAATGCCTAAGCCAGAGGACATCTTGTCAGGCAAAGTAAACAAGTGTGAAATTAAAGAAATTTCCGCTATGTACTCTTTGGTCATTAGCCTGTGCTATGAACTTCAAACTGCACATGAGAAGAAGGTCAAAGACTGGAACGGAATGGCAGATAACTTCTTTGGTTTTATGATGGATAATTTCCCAACAGAGTTGGTTGTCATGGGTTCCAAAGTTGCACTGACTAACTACCAATTGCCGTTCGATGCTTCTAAAATGAAGAATTTCGACCGCTTCCATGAGAAGTACGGTAAGTACATTATCACAGCGATGGAGAACTAATTTAGGGCCCTTCGGGGCCTTTTTTCTTAATATAAGGAGCAATAAATGGCTGTAAAATCTTGGTATCTTACCATAGTAGAAAAAGGCACTAATCAAGCAGTAGACGGTATTAAGAGCAAGTTGTTTTTCACAGCACCGGATATGAACAAGTGGATTAAAGAGAAAGAAATCCTAGAGAAGTATCCAACAGAACAATATTATCATATCAAAGAAAATTATTGATGTTCTCGCAGTTAAAAGAATATACAGATAGAATAGGTACTGTATATGGCACTGAAGATTTTGCCATGTACATGTACTCTATTGTCAAGATGCGTAAACCAGCTAAGATAGTAGAGCTAGGAACAGGTGTAGGCACTACAACTCTTTGGATGGCGCAGGCATTAAAAGAAAACGGTTTTGGAAAGTTACACACAGTCGATAATGGTGAGATGTGGGCCGAGTTCGTTAGGAATCATCCTAAAGAAAAGTTTCCAAATACCTATCAAGAATTTATTACCAATTCAATAAAACAATTCGAACTAGAAGATCAAATTGAATTTCACAATACAGATATTACGACATTAGACGATGGTTACTTTGGATCAGATATTGACATATTGTTTACAGATTTTGAACATTATCCAGCAAGCATACTCACACTATTCTCACTTTATCTACCATACCTAAATAAAAATAGTTTGTTCTTGATAGATGGTGCCAGCACATTCTACCCAAGTTTTTTGCTTTTGGAAAATCTAGTCAGTATGTTTAATCAAGGGCAAGTTCCAAATTCTCTAAATCCTGCTATCGAGAAGATAGTTAAAAATTCCAAATTTACCCTCAATCATTTGATTGAAAACAAAGATAGACATCAAAATAGTACTGCCCAAATTACCATAAATCCTATTGATATTTTCCCCCAACCGGTGGCAAGAATAAGAGGTTTATAGGTTGACATTGTGGTAAAAAGACAGTATAATATTACAATACACTAAGGAGTTTAAATGTCACAAGTAATGAAGCAAGAGCGTGTTAAAGCAGATAAAACTCGCGTCTATACCGATTCAGAAAAGAACAAAGTAATCGATAAACTGATTACTGCTCGTGTTGGCTTGCTACTGCGTCATCCGTTTTTTGGCAACATGGCTACACGTTTGCAATTAGTTGATGCCTCAGAATGGTTAGGCACACTGGCTACAGATGGTCGTAAATTTTATTACAATGTAGGGTTCGTAGACAAGCTGACTCCTAAACAATGCGAGTTTGGTTTTGCTCACGAAGTATTGCATAACGTATTTGACCACATGGGTCGCCGCAATGGTCGTGATGCTCAGTTGTCAAACATTGCCGCAGACTTTGCTGTTAATCAAATCCTTAAAGATGAACGAATCGGTGACGTTCCGGACTTCATTAAGATTTTCCAAGACAACAAATATCGCGGAAAGAGCTATGAAGAAATTTATGACGATCTCTACGACAAAGCAGAAAAGATCGACATCAGCCAATTAGGAGAATTACTCGACGAGCACTTAGATGACGAAGGTGAGGGCGAGGGTGAGAATGATGGCAAAGACGGAGATAAAGACGGTAAAGGCAAAAAAGGTCGCCCACGTTTAACTGAAGAAGAAAAGAAAGCTATCCGCGATGAGATCAAAGAAGCCATGGTCAGTGCCGCTCAGTCAGCAGGAGCAGGTCGTGTTCCGGCAGGTGTTCAGCGTCTTATCAAAGACTTCACAGAACCTAAAATGGACTGGCGTCAACTATTGCGTCAGCAGATCCAAAGTATCGTAAAATCTAACTTTAGTTTTAGTCGTCCTAATCGCAAGTCACAACATTCCGGTGCTGTACTTCCTGGACTTATGAACGAAGAAACTATCGATGTAAGTATTGCTATTGATATGAGCGGATCAATTTCCGATGCCCAAGCAAAAGACTTCATGAGCGAGATCAAAGGCATCATGGAAGAATACAAAGATTTTAAAATGGATGTTTGGTGCTTTGATACCCAAGTGTATAACTACGCTAAATTTACCGGTGATAACGCAGACGAAATTATGGACTATGAAGTTAAAGGTGGCGGCGGAACTGATTTCGATGCTAACTTTAACTTTATGAAAGAAGAAGGACTCGAACCTAAAAAGTTCATTATGTTTACAGACGGCTATCCATGCGGTAGCTGGGGTGATGAGGACTACTGTGATAGCCTGTTTATCATCCACGGAAACGATTCCATAATTCCCCCATTCGGGTCTCATGCCTACTATAAATAATAGCGGTATATTATGTCACTTATTAAAGGTACAGTTAATCCACTCAACGTCCTAGGACAACGGCGTTTAAACCATTTTCCTAGGCACTTTGCAAGAATGAGCATCAAAGCAGATGCTGATAAAATAAGTAGTTGGGTTTACAGTAACTTAAACAGTAGATATGCTATAAAACGGACTCTCAAAATTAGTGAAGATAACAGGATGATTGAAACTCAGGAAATAGGGTTTGAAGATCCTGCAGAACTAACTATGTTTAGTCTGGCATGCCCATACTTAAACCAATTATAATAGGAGATAAAAATGGCAGATTTAGATCAAGGTCAAGCACCGCAAGCCCCCGCTGATGCACCAGCAACCCCAGAGCTTTCAATTGCTGACTTAACAAACCTACGTTCAGTAATCGACGTAGCCGCTCAACGTGGCGCTTTCCGTGCCGCAGAAATGGAAGCAGTAGGCGCTGTATTCAATAAACTAAACAAGTTTTTAGAAGCAGTTTACCCACAACAACTTCCTCCTTCACCAGGAGTAGCCGACGGCGTTCAACAACCAGCACCGGCCGCTCAATAAGGAGCCTTCGATGAAACACGTTGGTAAAATGAAAAATAACGGGGCAAAGATTGTGATTGCTTATCGCACTATCCCCGGAGACGCAAATAGTGCTCTAGTCATTGGCACTAATGCGCTAGGAGATTCGTATCATGACGCTCTAATGAGTGTTGTCGAGAGTGACTTAGGCCAACAGGCAAATGAAATTTCAGATGTATTAGCTACTAAAAAGTTCCCAGATGGTAACAACATGTTAGCTCACTTACATACCAACGGTCATCTTAAAAAGGTGCCAACTGATGGTGTCATCGTTACTCCAACAAGAAACGATGAAATTCCTTTGAACGAGTTGAATAAACTTATTGCAGAACAAAAGGGTGTTTCTGTCGAAGACTTGGCAGGTACCGAAGATGGTAAACCTGCTCCTAAGACAGCTCCAAAAGCTGAAAAAGAAATTTCGACGACTGAGATGACTCCTGCAGAAATGCGTTCACGTGCTGATGCCTTGTATAAGGAAGCGGCGAAACTACGCAAGACAGCAGATGAGTTAGATCCGCCAAAGAAGAAAGCCAAAGCAGAAACTGCTGAAGCATAAAAAAAGCCCCAACTAAGGGGCTTTTTTTTAGACTTTAACTTCTATTATTCCCGTACCATCTATTACAATATGGTCTTCTAGGGCGATACCTAATACAGCATTTGGATCGTCACCTGGTTTCCATGCTTCAGCATACCCGCTCAATGAACTTGAAACTAGGCGGTCGCCTTTGCGTACTGTTCCATTTACTTTGCAAGGTACGCGACCTTTCAATGCTAGGTAAGGATGTGTACTTTCTGGACCAGCCGCTTGATTCATTTTGAACGCAGGGCGAGTCGAAACAATACCAGCAACACTAGGATCGGCTCTTAAAGTAGTAGTTGTAACTTCATAGCTACCGCCAACTACTAATACAGTACCTTCATCATAAGGACCATCTGCATGATATTTTTCTGCTAGGTCTGAATACGTTGCCTGTAGTGTACTTGTTCCATGCAGAGTCCAACTACCGCTAATTGATCCGTTAGCACTATCACCGCTACCTGCATTTAGTACAGGAGTAGTTACGGCTGTAGCCGCTAAACCACCTGTGCCATCTCTCTGTGCAATAGAGTTGTTTACGTTTCCTGCCTGGCTTAATGTTACATAACCTGTTGAACCTGCACCTAATAAAGACGTAGCCTGTACTGTGCTGTTTGATCCTACTACCCAGGTTCCGTTTAGAGTGCCGGTTGTTGTAGTTGTTAATGCAGTAGTTTGTATAGATCCATCTGATCCTCTTTCTACGATGCTGTTTGCAGAAGCTACTTGGTCAGTATGTATAAATGTAGCGCCATCTCTTTGATATCCTTCAAGATACACAGAGTAGGTTGCGTTCTGTGATGAACTTCCTGTAATAGTACCACCTGAAATACTTGCTCCGGAAGCCAATACCCAAGTTCCGTGGATAACACCACTGGTACTTGTATTCAGCGATGAAGAATACAAATTATTAATATATCCGTTTTGGAATTCGTTTCCTTGGGCACCTAGATCAACGGTCTGCGTTGGATTAGGTAAAACAACCAATCCAGATGAACCATCGAGTGATATAACGTTTGTTAGTCCGCTTCCTGGGTTTACGTTAAATTTTAATGTAGGATAGTTGATATTAGACAAATTACCAATAGTATTATTTGTCACGTGCATTTGGATAACACGATTAGTTCCAGCTAAAATACCAAAGTCACTATTAATTGTTAGACTTCCGCTAAAACTGGCAAATTCATCTCGACGGATAAAGTTCTTTGAATCATAGAATAATATGTTTCCTTGGCTATCGTTTTCTAATAGACCCCAAGCAGAACCTGCCGCTCCAAAAAACATCCATTTATTAGCACGATCTGGCAAAGCACCTATAACTGTAGGATCAATGCTACCATTAACAACACTGGTTCCCGGTAGTGTAATACCACGTGCTACGTTTGCAAATTTTTGGCTTGTAACTAATAAGCCGTTGGAATTAGGAGTAAATGCATTTGTAGAAAATACAGCTACCGTTGATCCATCACCTGATCCAATGCTTGCTCCTAGTACTGTGTAATTGTTGTTTAATGTATCAGAAACTATACTAGGACTAATAGAACTTTGTAGAGCAGATATAGATTTTTCAGGTCCGATTAAAACATAATCAGTTCCGTTGTAAACATACAATTTTTGATCCACAGTATCAAACCATTGATCACCTGCTTTTAAATCTATTGGTTTAGAGCTTGTGACATCTGTTACAGTTAGAGCTTTGAATCTAACGCTATTTGAATCATAAAATTTTAATTTAATATTACCAGAATCAAACCAAAGCTGACCATTTAGTGGTGCCGCTGGTTGTTTAGTGTTGGCAAAATTTTCTAGTAATTTTAAAAAGTTTTCGTTAACTGTCTGACCATACCCTGCGTAGTTTTTTCCTACAAATACAAGATCCGTAGAGCTATCAATACTACCGTCTGGGATAGTAACAAGTGTTGCGCCGTTAGTTTTTTTGAGTACGTATGACATAATTTTATCTATAGTAAATGATTGGTAGCAACGCTACGTTCTTTGGTCTTGTTTCTGAACCACCAGTTGATCCTGTATAATAACGACTTTGGTCGCCGTCTGTTGATGCAGAACCGGCGGCTCCGTATGTATTCGGAACAACTGGGAACGGTACTCCGCCTTCTGCATATGGATCTTCGTGATGGTGACTTGCAAAATCGTCGGCTTGATTTGAACCAAATACACGCCCTGGATCAATTCCTGCTCCCAAATCGGCACCACGAATAAATTGACCTCTTAGATCAGGAACATTAAATGTACCACCTGCTCCACCGTATGTATATCCGATGGCTCCAAAAAGTCTTGGATAGTCTGCGGTATTATAAGATGCGCCGTTACAAATTAGGTAACCCGAAGGAGCAGTTGATGCCGCTGACCAAAATACAGTACCAGTCGGAACTATCTGTAGATTGTTTATAATTCCTGTTAGAGCATTAATCTCGGCTTGTAACTGAGTTTGTACTTGACTAATCTGTACCCCAGAATTTGAACCTGCTGTATCTACATAGGCTTTAACAGCGGCCTGTGTTGGAATACGGTTGTCTGAGTTAGCAGTTAATTGTGAATCTCGGTCAAAACGTAAAATTGTGTTCTGAAAACTGTCTGATAACTGTAAAATTGTTGCATTCAGCGCACCGATCTCAGCGGTAGATGATTGCAAATCATATGTATATATAGTGTTCCACTTAAAGCTAGGATCACCTACGTTATACTGTTGATCAACTGTTGGTTTAATACTTCCAGTTACGTTTGTATCGCCTGTAATTACTAGACGATCGCCGTCTGTGTTTGCACTTAGAGCAGATGCATAAACTGTACTAAATCTTTTAATATTTTGACCAAGGTCGTTACCAAGGTCGCTACGTGGACTCAATTGGCTACCAGCATCTAACTGCCAGTTGCCTTTAAATGTTCCTAGGTCAGCACCTGGTGATAGGTTAAATGAATATAAGGTATTATATCTTAATGCACTTGTTCCTATATTATTACCAGAATCTCCATGAGGATTTAATTGGCTATTTGCTGTAAGTGTCCATTGACCATTTAAAAATGCCTGTGTTGTTGCAACTCCAGCATTTAATGTTTGAGTATATACATTGGTCCATCTACGACCATTGCCCCCTAAGTCTTGTAAAATATCTGCGTTAGGTAATATTGCAGTTCCATCGTAGGCAAAATTGCTTCCGTTTGAGGCAACAGTAATAATACCAGTAGGATGATCAATAGTTAGGTTGTTAGGAATACCACCACCAGGTGATACAAATGATATCTTAGAATTACCTGCTGAACCAAATTGGAACATAGCATTGTCTGCAATGAACCAATTGGCAGTAATTAATTCGTCAACATTAGATCGTGTGTAAGATGAATCAAGATGATCTAAAAGTCCATACAATAATACATCCGTCGACGTATTAGTTTGTCTTACATCTGGAGCAAAGTTTTTAAATGTAATTCCACGATATACATTGTTGAATCCTAATGCAAGTCCTGTAGAATCAGACTGGAATGTTTGATTGCTGATAACTGCTATTACTTCGCCGTCTACTAATAACTGAATAACAGGATGAACTCCGTGTGTTACAGAATTCATTGTTGTTGAATGTAGTTGTGTTGTGCCAAATCCAGGAACGTTTTGTGGTCCAATTAGAGCAAACCCTGTTCCTGTATTAATATATAATTGTTCATCATCTGATTTGTACCAGAAATCTCCTGGTTCCAAAGCACTGATAGTATTTCCATAGTTGTCAGTTATAGAGCTTGTAGTAGCTACCAATAAAGTAGACAACGGACGCCATGCTCCGCCATCATATACAATAGGTCTTAAAACATTTACGCTCTTATCAAACCAAATCTGTCCTGCTAGAGCATTGCTAGGAGGAACTTCACTTGAAAAATTTTCTAATAGTTTTACAAAATTTTCATTTTGTGCTTGTCCGTAACCAGAAGCATCTTTACCAATTAGATTAATTGATAAAGTTGTGTTATCAATTTCATAATCAGGAAGATTAGTTAACTGTGTTCCGTCACTTTTTGTAATATTATAAGCCATTCTATTTTCCTAATTAGTTAACGATTGTACTAAATGTCCACTGTCCACCAGATACGATATATTCTCGTATTTCTTGCGTACACACAGGGTATGTAATAGGACTTGTAGTTTGTACAGTTACTCCAGTTACAACGTTAACAGCATTTTTAACACCATTCTGATCAACTGCGGTTACAGCATAGTTGCTTACTCCATTAGCTGTCCAGCTTGGAATCGCATAGTTCATACAGTTTACTCTGCAACGTGATTGTTCTGGAAGATAATAAAAATCTCCTGAATGTCCGATTGGTAACATTTTGTTTAGATATCCAATAACAAACAAGTTCACATCACTAATCTGTGTTACATCCAACGAGAACACAAATGAAACTGAATTTTTCAATGCCTGGATGTTGTCTACATAATATTTTGTTACAAGAGTTGTAGTTGAATCTTGTGGAGTAATCGTACCTCCGTTGACAACTTTCTTGCCGCCAAGGCTAACATTACCCACACCAGTTTTGTTTAACACTAGATCGCTTGTTCCGTCTACAGTAGATATTGAACTTGTTGAAATAAACACATTACCAACTGTTAAATTACCTAAGTTGCCTATTGCTGTTAAGTTTGGAGCATTTTGTACATATAAGTTGGCGGCATCAAGTACACGAATATCAGCGCCTTGCGCATTAGTAACAAAGTATCCTTTGTTATTAGCTACTGTAATATTATCAGTTGAGTTCCAACCTGGTAATGAATTTTTATATGTAAAGTTATGATCAGTAGTACCATGCAGTATTATACCACCGCCGTCAATCGCCGCATCTGGTAAACTATTAACAGGGTACGCTAATTCAATTTTGATGTTGTCAACTTCTAAATTCTTAACCTGTACGTTGGTACCTGTACCAGTTACATTAAGATTACCATTGATGTTTACTGTACCAACTAGGTTAACTACTGCTGTAGAACTATTAGCAGTTGGCCATATACCTAGTGTTTGGGTATAAGGATTAACCGAAATAGCCTGTTGCGTTCCGTAAATGCTACTGTTTGTTACAATGTTAAAGTTTTTATCTAACGACTGACTTAAAATATTAGAAGAGCCATCTCCGTATATACCACTATTAACATAAATTTCTATATTTTGTAACGCACCAACTGTAATACCGCCATCATTTAGGATAGCCAATGTACCTGTTGTAGATTGACTTGTGTCGTTACGCAAGAATTTACTTGCTTGTATTCCTGCAACGCTAAGAGCATTAGTAACAGTCGCAATGATTGTTGCTGTAGTTCCCGGATACGCAGAATTGTTCATTGTTAGTCCATGACCAACATAGGCTATACCCTGATAAGGAGTTGCAGGAGTAAATGCTATTTCGCTTAATACTGCTAACAATACTCCATTGTTATATAAAGAACTTACAGTACGATTAACTGTGTTTGTATCTAATATCTGTTCTACTATCCACCCTGCTTTACCTTGTACTGTTGAGTAAGATGGCCCTGCTACAATATAACCTGTACCATCATATACACTTAATTGTTTATTAACCGTATCTAACCATAAGTCACCAGGAACAGGACCAGTAGGTTGTATTGGACTTACAACTGGGCCGCCTACTGGACGGAATTGATTATTAGTATTGTAATAAAACATTCTGCCTTGCGCAGAATTGTACCATAGCTGACCATATAAAGGACTTCTAGGCTGTGTAGGACTTGCAAAATTTTCCAGCAAATATATTAAATTTTCATTAAAATATGTTCCATAGGCAGGCACATTCTTACCTATTAAAGTCAAGCTGGTTGTCAACTGATCAGTTGTTTGATCAGATAGGTTTAATAATATTTGGCCATTGGTTAGTTTTAATGTATATGACATGTTCTTAAATCTTTATATAGTAGTTTATGTATACAGCACCAGATCCAAGATGTCCTCTCAAATCAGGAACTGCAAATTGCGATCCTGTGCCGCCGTACTTTTGATGTATTACTGTAAACAGTTTGTTGTAGGGAGTACCTACGCTACCATCATATATAGTTCCATCACATAATAACCATCCGGTTGGTGCTGTGTCTTGACCAAATGGCACGATAGCGCCTGTGCTTAGTTTAAATTCATAAAGGTCTGATAAGAAATCATATCTAGATTCTTTATAAAGTGTACCATTACCTATAGTTCCTGCATCTGGTTGTGCGCTAGGACGATAGATCATTATAAAATCATCATTAGCAAATGTAGGATTACCATTAGTTGCTACACCATTATTAATAGTAGGCACATAGGTCTTACCGTAGATTGATTGTGCTGTTAATGTTGTAACAATATTATATGTTGCTGGAGTTCCGTCAAATCTATTATTAGATAAACTTGGGCTTGATCCCATATCTCCACTAATAGTAAACGTGCTTGTTCCAACTAATTTTGAAGAAGTTGCCGCATTGCCTGATAGATATCCAATAAACGTAGAAGCGTAGACGTTATTCCATCCAAGAGTCTGTGAACCAATATCATATTGATGTGTCTTACCAGGAACAATAGAGGATACTGTCTCTCCTGAAAGAGGTCCTGTTGATCTTCCTACTGATAGTGGTCCAACTAAAATATGTTCTCCAGTAACTACTAAAGTACCGTTCACACCTGCACCACCTGCAACATATAAAGGGTTGTTACTAGGAATATTAATATCAGTTGATGTAGATGTTATAATAAGTGTATTTGCAGTAGCGGTAGTAGAAACATTTAGATTACCTGTTACATCTAATGTGGCCTGAGGAGCAACTGTGTTAATACCAACACGCTGACTATCACCTTTTATAACCACAATAGTATTGTTGATATTATTATAGGCTATCTGAAAACTAAAACTTCCTCCGTTAAGAGTGTTTAAGAAAGTTGCATTATATCCTGTACCACCTTGTCTTTGCAAAACAAACGTAGGATCTTGACCTATCTTGATACCAGAATCGGTTCCTACAGTTAACTGGCCGGCTAACTTTTGATCAATGTCATTACGAACAAAGTTATTAGCACTTACTGTTTGTAATGCAGGAACTGTTTGTTGTAAATTACTTGCCTGGAATGATACACCATTAAACTTAGCATAAATGGGGCTTGTTGGTGTTCCTAAATTCTTTCCTGTTAGGTTAACACCTGCTTGCAATGAACCAAACCCGTCAATAACCTGTACAGGTGTAAAATTTTCTTGTGCAATAATTTCTATAGCATTATCATTAACATAGTTAATAACAATATTATGTACAGATCCATCTATAGCTGTAGATGTTGTTGCATAACTTCCTGTTCTGAGTGCGCTTGAATAATTAGGACCAACTAATGTAAATGAAGATCCGTTAAAAATACTTAATTGATTGTTAGAAGTGTCTACCCAAATATCTCCAGAATAAACAGGTGTGCTTCCTAAAGGGCTTGTTGGGGTTCTATGAACACCTGCAACTGGTGCATAGTCTGTTCCATCAAATACTTTTAATTTTTTACTGTTAGGATCTGAAGTATCAAACCAAAGTTGTCCTTCAATATTTTTAGATGGGCGAGAACTATTGGCAAAATTTTCTAATAGGTGTACTAGATCTGCGCCAATTGCTTGACCATATCCTGGATAATTTCTACCAACCAGCGTTAGAGGAGTATCAAAAGTGTTGACTGTGTTGTCTTCAACAGTGATATAAAAGTTTCTAGACGCTTTTGATAGGTCAGTAAAATTAATTATGTAAGACATCTAATTATCCTGTGATTGTTGTTAAACTTTGAATTCTAATCGTATAATCTATTTGCAACATTCTATTCAGACTTTTTTGTACAGGATGGAATATAACATGAGTTAACAAGTTGCCAGTACCGGCACCGTTAGAATTATAAGCTCTTAGGCCTAATTCATCAAAAACATAATTTCCTGAATAATTAGTAGCGTTATCAAAAGCTGATTGATTTGCCGGTTCGCCAAAGTCTAACAAACAACTGATCATAATATCAGTGTATGGAAGACCAGTTGTATGACGAATATTCATAAAATTTCTTGACGGATCTAAGTTGTTGACGCTGTTAGAATCAATAACTTTAATATAGGTTTGATTATACAGGTTAGCATTAATACCAACAGAGTTAGGTGTTAGATATGTAATGATTCCTGTAGGATCAACCCGGCTACCGCCATTGCCGAAGCACATTTCTGCGATCCAGCCCTGTCCGTAATTAGAAGCACTCTGTGCCAAAGCCACGCTAAAGTTTTCATAGTGAATAGCGTTTGGCTTATCAACGATTACTTCTTTAGTTTCTGGGTCAAATATCTTAATATGACCGCGGATTGATAGGTTTCCCTGTTCATCTGGCGTGGCTTCTTTGGGTGTTTGTGCTTGATTTTCAGTCATTTTGTTGTCTTTTGATTGATCCATAATGTTATTTATTCGTCTAGTCTTTACCACTGATTGCTGGTCCAAGACACACGTCTCCATATATTTGCAGTTCCGTCTGTATAACTTGTTACACAATAGTATAAATGTCCTGTATCAAACGCCAACATTCCTGCGGTGTCCCCAGGATTTCCTTTTGAAGTAGACGGTGCTGATTTGCTTACTACTACTGTGTTGCTGTACAAGTTTCCTTGTGTTACAATATCTCCAACAGAGTTAATAGTCGCAAAAGGGTTAGATTGAGAACCTTTATTGATAGAAATCAATCCAGTTCCGTCAACTGTTAACCCATCTCCAACAATAACAGTACCAGCAGTAGATGTTGTTGCGGCTAATACTGGTTGTGCTGATTGTTGTGTTAGGGTAACGGTGCCCGGTGTGCCTGAAAAGTTTAAAATTTCATTTAGAGCCGCAGATGAACTTTGGCTCATGTTAACTCTGTACAATCTCAATCCGTTACGTTTGTTGAACACAGGAACAACACTAACAACTGTTCCAGGAGTTGATCCAGGATTAGTTAAACTTGTAACACTTTGTCCTGCTTGGATAGGAATAGTTGCTCCATCACCTTGACCGTTTCCAAATGTACCAGAAGCATAAACGTACAGTACTGTGCCCGGTGTACGAGCTACAGGTAATGGATATAAGTTAGTAGTAACTTGCCATACGTTATTATCAGCATTTCCTACGGTGTTAGCATCACTGCTTAAAGCAGATTCAATAATTCCGGTAGTTGCCGCAGTATATTGTTGACCAAAATTGTTAACAACTATATTAGCAACAGATGTTGCTGTTAAGATAGCTCTTGTATTATTTGATAAAGTAGTATTCGGAACACCGTTTACTACAACTTGTATGGCTGGTACAGATGTATATCCTGAACCTGCCGAAGTTATAGTTGCACCAACTAGACCTTGTCTTACTTTAACCTTGTTGATATTGGTACCACCTATGTCAGTAGACAAATAATAGAAACCAGCTTGTCCTGTTGCAGGTGAACAGCTTATTGATAGATAACTGGATGCTGTAGTTCCCTGAGGAATTCTAGTAGAATCTAATCTATCTGCTAGATAAGCCGCATACTGCCCACTGCTTGCTACCAGCTGTCCAATTTCTACACCTGTACAAATAATTGGATAGGTACCATCTGCAATAGTTGCCTGAGGTACATCAAATACATAAACGTTAGCAGGTATAGTTGCTCTTGCTAAACTAAGATCAAAACTAATAGTCTTTGAAGGTAAGTCAACTGAAACAATCTTTAATGTTTTCAATGTGTTACTTGATGGATCTAAGAATTTGGGCAAGCCGTTTCTAAGATCTGCTAGAGTTTGATAAGGAATGAAAGCATTCAGTGCCGCCGCTTGTGCCGCATCAGAAATTTGTAGTGTAGCACCCGCACCTAATGTAACAGGAGCATTAACAACTAACGATGCTGTAGGTGTTGTTACATAACCTAATGTTAAATCGTCTAGATACAAATCAAGTAATGCTGTAGCGGTAGCTGTTGAACCTGAAGCAGGTGATGCAATATTAACTGCAACTGTAGCTGTCGTGATATCAAAATCAGCAACGCTAGGAGTAATGTTGACTTCGATTCTGTCAACACCGGTTGGGTTTAAGATTGCAGTCGCTGTAAATCCAGACCCTGTAACATCAATAGCTTTTACTTTTGGAACATTGGTATATGTTCCGCCGGCTGTCACAGATGCTGATACAATAGATTTTCCTGTATCAAATCCGCCCGAAGAAGTTAATCTTCCGTTAGTATTTGTTACTGATAGACCTGAAAGATTAATATTTCTTGTGTAGGTTGTAGCTATACGTTTAGCTGAGGAACCTAAATTTCTTGCATTGTCAGAATCAGGTACAATGTCTTCAGTTACTGCTTGAAGATAGGTATTAATGTTAGTTGTAAAAATCTGTTGTTGATTTGAAATAACAATTTGACCTAACATACCTGCATGGTATGTACACTGGTAATAGTAAACATACTGAATAGGATTTTGAGGAACCTTCCAGAACAAGGTACCGTCATAACGTCCAACGTTTGCTAGAGCACCGCTGTAAATTACAGTACCATCATCACCAACGAACCACCATTCTCCTTCAACTACGTTAGCACCACCGGGTGCTGTTCTTACTTGCCAAGGATGGCCATCATGAGGATTGGTGTGTATGTTCCAGCTATAGGTAGCACCTGGTTGTAAAGTAATTGTAGGATTAGATCCGCTATAACCTTCAAATGAATATCCTGAGCTGGCTACGTTTCCTACTGTAAATTCTTCTGCAACACTCTTATACAATCTAGGTGCAACGATCATTGTTCCTTGACCGTCAACTAATGACAAATTTAATCCAGGTACAATAGTACCAGCAGAAGATGCAGTGGCGGTGTTAATGGTAACAATAGGAACACTAACAGTACCATCGCTGGTAATATTAATACCAGATCCAATCTTAACACCTCCCAAACGAAGCGTTGTAGCTGTGTTAAAGGCCGCCAACGGTCCTACTGGTCCTTGAGGGCCTACTGGTCCTGTATCTCCCTTAGGTCCCGTAGCTCCTGTAGCTCCCGGAGCACCAGGTGCACCTGTTTCTCCTTTATCTCCCTTTAAGGTAGCCTGGAGTGTTGAGTAGGTAAGTTTTTTAGTTACTCCGTTGTCAACAACAACAAAAACGCTTTGTGCGCCCATTGTTGAAACTACAGGTAAATCCGTGATTTTTGTCATAATTAAATTCCTTCAAGTGGTACTTGACTTTCATCTGTTAGTACTGCACCAGTCTCCAATATGATTATTGGATCGCCTGGGTAATATTCATCTGTTGGCAACACGCCTGGACGTTCATTGATGAAGCTGATCGCCGGAGTATTCTCAAAGATCTGTCCTTTTCTTTGTGATACAGAAACATGATAACCGCCAGGTAATCCCCCAGCTGTCCAAAGAAGCACTGGTGTACTTGTATTATTAATTATCTGTTTTGTAATAGTATAGTAAGAAGTTACGGTAGTAAGATTGCTAACTCCTAACGAATTTTCCTGCCCCGAATCGTAGGCAATGTCTAGATCAGTTGAGTATATAGTAGCTGTTGTTGGTTTCAACTGTAGCTGTCCATTTATACGCACTTCAACCTGATCATAGTACTCTGCACTATCTACTAAGGTAATACCACTTAGTGTAAACACAGTCTGTAAAGCGGTAGTAACAGTATTGTAAATTATCGTACTTTCCTTAACAGGAATATTTTGTGACGGACCCTGATCAATTACCGCAGTTCCTGTTGGGAGACCGTCTAAAATACCTGTGCCTAATGTACCTCTACGTAGCTGTCCTAAGGTATTTAGGCTAGGGTTTAGCAAGAAGAATTCAATACGCTCACCTGCTATGTAAACAATACCAGGAAGATTTCTTTGTATGTTTGGAGGTGTAAGAACAGTAACATCGTTAACATATATAACTGTATCTGTAGCCAACAAAGGTTGAGCTAGATGTGTGATGTTATTCTGAGAAATAGTCTTATAAGTTGTTCTTCCTACTAAGTCTGTGAACATTCTATAAGATGTTATTCCGCCATATGAGCTGTCGTTAAGACTCATAATAACAACCTTGTCTGTGGAAGTATTAAAGATTCCAGTTCGTAGTCTTACAGTAACTTTATCTTCTTCAACGCTGTAATCAATATCACTTTGTAAAGGTTGACCATTATACTCTACCCATATGTAGTTTGTATCTCCTACAGGGCGACTCATTACATATCTTCCGTATTGATTAGCTGGATATCTTTCCTTGCGGAACATTCCTTCTTGTGCTGTTTGATCTCTAGGAACATCTGCATTAGGATTAATAAATGCTCCGCTGTCATTACTAAATGTTAGAACATTTAATGTATCAGTGTCCTGTCTGTTAGGAATATTTTGTATTACTAAAAATTGATTAACATCGTCCCAATAGTATTGATTTCCTACAAGACTCATTATGGCCAATACATCACCATTGTTTGTAGTTCCTAGAGGAAATACAATTTTTACAGGAGGTGGAGTAAAGCTAAATTCAGATCCAGGTGTTAATGGCAATCCATTTCTGTAAACTTTAACGGTAGTAAGATCGATCTGTCCAGGTAACAACGGATCATTCAAATCAACTGTAAACTCTGCTTGATCGTTTTCAACAACATAGTAGCTTACCTGTGGAGGTATTAAACGTTTCTTGTTATACTCAACAATCATTTGAGGCTCATGTGGCAATGCTGTGCTAGGTGGTTGATCTAATATGAATCTAGTATTTGAATGGTTTACGTTTGTAAAGACCTGTTCGTGTACTTGACTATATCCCTTAGCAGGCTGATTAAACAACCACACTTGTATCTGTTTAGATCCTACTGCATTATGATAAACTGTGATCGCGCCTTTTGGATTTGATCTACTTTGGTATCCGGGAGCGGCACTAATAGTAAATGCCTTAGTCTCCTGTCCGTTAATTGTAACATACGCATCTTTAATATCTGATAACGCGGCACCACTAATAATCGTAGTAGCTGTAGTACCGCTATCTGTAACGACTCGACTGTCAACTAATCCGGTTCCGCCCACGCTTAAGCCGCTTACACTTAACCAACCTGTCCAAGTATTTGATGTCAACTGGATGGTGTTTGCAATAGTGTTTACTGAGTAATCAACTGCATATCTTAATGGGGTATCAGCAACATTGACCAACACTGAAGCTGTGCTTGCTGGCTTGCCGCCAATATCAAAAGTTGTTGTTATTTGATCTAAGAAATATTTCTTGTTAACAATCAATGGACTTGCTGTACCTTTACTTTCAAATACGGTAACAGCAAAACTTTCTTGTATCTGTCCTGGTAACATTTCTTCAGGAGCATGGCTATAGTTTTGATCTAAGAAGCCACTACCATCAAGTAAAATATCAGAAGGTTTAATACCTAATGTAATTTCTGAAAGATCACCACCGCTGATCACAACGTCCAATGCATCTGGGTCTCCGGGTAGGATGGTTCCATCGCTTGTCTGATCTCTAAATGTTACTAACTGTCCTGTTAACGTAGGATCAAACAATGTAGCAGGAATATAAATTGTAGCAGTAGTTCCAGTACCAACAATAGTAGGCACCACTGTAGGATCTATACGAGTTGCATTTCCGCCCGCAATAGCGGCTGTTGTTGTTGAAATATAAACATTAATCGTCGCTCCATTTGGTACTACGAAAGGAGTAGACACGGGAACGAAATTTGCTACAATTTCATTTATGGTATTATTCAAAGAAGCAATTAAAGCGTTATAAGAATTAACCTCTACTTCTGCCTCGCCTATTTGTCCTAGGACATATTGATATTCTGGATTATTAGTATACTGTATGCCTGCGCCCGGAACTAATATCAAGGATGGTGTATTTGCTAGGAGGGCTTGCAACTGTGCTAGACGTGTTTGCCAGAATGTTAATTGTGTTTCAGCATCTGTTTTCTGTGTTTCAGCACTATTATATTCATCTGGCATTGATAACTGAGGATCTTTTACAACTCCGTAGTTAGTTTCCGAACTGTAACTATCCCATGCACTTGTATAATAAGGTAGGACATCCCAACCAGATGCATAGTTAAATGGCAGGGTATCAACTTTAACTCCGCCAAAGCTCAATCCTTTCATTAGTTGTTCAGGATCAACCCCAGGCATTCCTGGTCCAGGCTGATAGTAATTGTTAATTCTATCTATAGCAGATAATATCTTAATATCTTTAATGTAAGCTATTACAATCTTTTGTTCTAATTTTGGAACAAAATTTAATAACAGTTTAGCATAATTTTTAAGATATGTTAATCCGTTAGGATTAGTAAAGAAATCAGAATAGTATTCAATCGTATATTGATCGCTTAATACTGTTGATCCATCAATAGTTACTTTAATCGTGTTCTTTTCTGCTTGTGGTACCCATGTTAATACCCAGCTATAAGATTCTCCATCGCCGATGTAGGAATCAGTAGTAGTGATATTTGATATTTCTGGGCCATAAGATATACGGTCAAATTTAATAGATACAGAAGTTGAACGAACTTTTCCGTTATACAACTGAGCTCTAGCAGTAGCCTGTTGATAATTCTTACCGCCGCCTCCTACCAACACAACTGTTGGTGTTATTGTGTAACCACTTCCTGGATTTGTAACTACAATATCGTAAACTTTTCCAAGACTGATATAGGCAACCGCAGTGGCTCCTTTTCCAGTATCACCTGGTGCTGTTATTATTTTTACAGTAGGAGGGCTAACATAATTTGATCCACCGTTCGTTACCTGCACTTCACCAACTTCAAGAGTATGATTATCTAACCAAGATTTATACGGATATGTTTGCAGTACTGTATTTGTCAAAGTTTGTATAGTAATAAAATTACCAGTTGGTTGATCATAATACGCTGGCAAATCAAAGTCAGTATTAAATGTATGTGTTAAATCAGTAGCTGTATAATTTGTCGTGAAGTTTCTTATCTGTGTATGATAAGGTTTAACTTCTTCTATCCAGTTGAGATAATACTGACTATCTTGTAGTTTGTATGTAGATCGTTGATCGAGACTGCCTGCATAGTTTGTAGCATTGATGAATGCTGTCTTAAATACCCAATCAATATTAGTCTGTTCAGACAACGCATATTTTACAGCGTGGAAGAAGAACTGATTCCAGTAGGCTTTTAAATTGCCAACAAACAAATCATCTCTAATAGATTTTATAATGTACATCAATTCAGAATCTGCTTCTTGATCAAAGAAAGTTTGATCGTATGCCGCAATTTCATCAAATCCAAAATCAGTTAGCTGTGGAGACCATAGCGTATTTGATATTTGTATAGTTCCATTTTGCTCATATATTATATCATAGTCTGCATCAAAAGAACCAATGTTTAAAGTCTTGTCAACCTTTCTTAAAATAATGTAACGACCGGCTCCGCCGTTTTGAACTTTAACATACTGTCCCACAGCCGGTGTTATTGAACTTAGGCCGTAGGTATCTGATACTGTATAAGTGATCGGTTGTAAATTGTTAAAATCAGAACTGGTCCAATCGACAGTGTACCAATATTTGGTCACGTCATATTGCTGACTATGAACTCTAATCCACTGTTGTTCTGTTTGACTCCATTCGAACTTACTCCACATATTATCTGCTTCACTGTCTGTTAGCACATAAACTGTGTATGGTCTTACTACTAATTTAGGAACTGTTGTGAATCCTGTACCGCCATTTATAATATAAGCGTCGGTGACTTGACCTAGATTATTAACCACTGTTTGAATAACTGCACCAACTCCGTTACCTTGAACAGCAACAGTCGGAGGATACTCAGGATTATAAGAGCTACCAGAATATGTAACTGTAACTCTGTTGATTCGTCCGTTAGAATCGATAGTACACGCTAATGTAGCCTGGCTGAATCCGCGAGTTATAATTTGATTTAATTGATAGTTAGTTTCAACTACTTGATCATATTCATTAGCAGTAGAAGGAGGTATTTCTTCTTTCTTTAATAGATTTGGAATAGAATTTAAACTGATAATTCTATTTGCAAGTAACACGCTGTTGGTCCATTCTAACAATGTTCTTAATGCTTTGGTTCTATCAACAAACATAGTTTGTCTTGGACGCACATTAATACCATAGCGTTGCTGTACTGATAATGCTGGATCAGGAACAGGATTACCTACAGAATCATAACCTGTTAAACTGTCTATTAGTTTTTGTTCAAGCATAGTAGACGGAGTACTAAAAGGATCTCCTTCTTGTAGCAACAACCATTCTGTATGTCGAGGCGCTGAGTTTGTAGAAAAATCAATATTGATATGTAAATTAGTATTACTATTCTTGATTAATTCTTTTACGTTAGACAATGCAATAGCACTTGAAGATAAGACCGTAGCGTATTCTAATGCTTGATTTTTTGGATCCGCTATCAAGCTGGCAACCGACAATGCACTTAATCGTCTATTAGTTACACCAACTGGTAATACAGATTTGTTTCTTACCCAGTAATAGTAAAGATTATAAAACGTATTTGATATCGAATTATAAACTTGTTTTACTGACAGTACAGAGTTATCTGCATATTTTGGTTGACCACTTACACCTTGCAATAGGCCAGTAGCTGTATCTGCAAGGACTGCCCATTCGCTGGGCAATAGTTTAGAACTTACCCATTCATAAACTTGTATTGAACTACCTGGGAATGTTGTACCCCATTGATTCTTTCTATATTCTAGTTCGCCTTGTTCATACCAATAGTATTTTACAGCACCAGTATCCCACCATAATTCTCCAACATGGTCGTCCATCCAATTCTTAGAAGTATCAACAGAAATTCCACTACTACCTACGCTATAGGTCGCAGGATCGGTCATTGTTTTGTAAGTAAGCTCTTGGTTAGCACTACCTGGAATATATCCTTTAACAGGATCAAAAATTTCAAGATATTGTGTAATCTTATCTTTTTCAGCATCAATCAGCATGATACGTTTAATGCCAGATGGATCTACTAAAGGTTCTTCACTTCTTAACAAACTCCAGCTGTTGACTTCTGTATTCAACTTCTGGAATATAAATGTTTGGCCATTCACCAGACCGCTTGAAGTATTAGAAGTCGGAGCTCCCACATAAATGTTTCCATTTAACTGCGCAACCGAATAACCAAAATCACTACCTTCTGATATTAGATTAGACTGTATATCTTGTGCATAAGAGAAGTATGTATAATATCTGTTAAAGATGCTCACAGAACCTGCATTTTCAACTGTACTGTAGAATCTAGTTGATTGATTGTCAAATGTTGTTTTAACATTTCTAACATCAGATGACGGATCTTTAACATACTTAGAGCCAAACAATGTGTTGGCATTAGGCAATAGATCCATGTACTTATCAAAGGTAATATTTTGAAGTTCTAGTGTTCCTAAACTTGATACTACTAAAGTTTGATTAGCATCATCTATAGATATGTCAAATCCAAATTCTGTATTAGAGTTTCTATTAGGTTGAGTTAAATTCTGCAACCAATTGTAGAAAGAACCGTTCCATTTCCAGACACTGACCATACCTTGGTATAGTCCTGTTTGTGTGCCAGGACTAGATATAAACAGATACGATCCATCTTTGCTCATTGTTAGCTTATTACCTAACTGATCACCACTTTGTATTATTCCAGCAATACCAGCAGTAGTTCTAGTGATTGATTGCACCAACGTGTAAGATAAATCTGAGTTGACTGTATAGATATAAACTGCGCCAGTTGCAGTGATATGTCCAGGAGCACCAATAGCAACAATACTAAGATCGCTGTTGCCAGCAATACTCTGTCCAAATAAACTTCCTGGTTCTACACCAACTGGTGACGGAATAGATGTAAGAGCCGATATAACAACACTACTTGTATTGTATCGACCCATGGTCATTGAGTAGTTGTATACGTGTCCTGATCCTTCACCCGGAGCTCCAACTAAAAAATGCTTGTTAGTTGCTGTTGAATTAACAACAATAGAATTTCCATAACGACCATTTTCTGTAGGATGCGGGGTTGTTAATACTGCTAGAGTCACTGGTTCTGTTAATGCTCTGTTGATTGCAGTAATTTTTATCATACCAATGCCGTTGTGGGCTATGATATTATTTGTATCACTTACAAATCGCAAATCTCCAGCACCTGTTAAATCTCCTCTAACATTACTTGTACCTGGCGCTCCTGCAAAAATTATATCATCAGCTGGATCATATTTCAAGCTATGGCCAAATTCTGGAGGCACAGTACTTTGATAATAGTCGTGGCCAGATTCTTTTAATGAATATGTAAACACAACATTAGCATTGATTGATCTTAAAGATGGTTTATCATAGACAAAAACTTTACCGTAGCCATAGTTTGCATCAAGGAATCCTGGAGCACTTACCAAATATGTAGATGTTGACTCGTCTGTGCTATAGCTATAGCCATACAGTTGACCTGAGTTATTAACAGAGTCATTGAAAATAGTATCAGTGTAATTATTAATTTTTTCATACACTGCCCACTTGCCAGTACCGTCATCATCTACCCATATCTTATCTCCATAGATAGTAGTTGTTAGTCTAGGCAGTGAATGTAGATCATCAAAACTATTAAATCTAACTGAAATAAATTTTGATATCAATCCAATGTATATTGTAGCAGAGTAAGGAATAGTTGCTAACGTGCTGGCTACACTAAAAGTAGTTCCTGAATCAACGGATGTAACTACATAAACTTTATTAAGATCAGGAATAAATCTAGATACAGATATAACTTCACCAACGGTTAATCCGTGTGTCTGCGCGGTAGTAAACTGTATGCTAACTCCGGGACTATTAATAGTAGCTTGAATGATTTGTAAATTCTGTCTTGTAAATCTTAAAACATCCCATTCGCCATCTGTTCTAAATCCTAACCAGAATGTAGCACCCTCAGGTATTAAATTAGGATCACCAATATCTAAAATACTGTTTATATTATATGCAGTACCTGTTACATCATCTATTCTTACATATCCTGCTGTTTGAACTTCTGAAATATAATCAGAATAGGTTGTGTTTAGTGCGGGGAATACATTGTTGTAATCGTAATTGTCTGGCGATATTAAAATATCACTTTGTGGAACACGATAAACAAAGTCAGTAGATGATTCAGGATATCCTGTAAATTCTATTATCTGCGGGTTTTGTATAAACTTTTGTGTATCAAGATTTATCTGCAATTCTTGATATGTATTGTATCCACCGAAACTTCCTATTCTAAATGCCCAAGTTTCTAGGAACTCAACTTCTCCTTGGAGATTATTCAAGCTGGCTTTGGCTAATTTGGTTATAGCATTAGCTGTGCCTTTTTCCTTGATGTAACCTTGATAGAATTTGTACTGAGCAATTTTGTCATCAAAAATATTATCAAGATAAATCCTTGGAGTATATCCTGTAAGATGTTGCGCCATTTTTTGTTGCGCCAGATCAAAATTGTCAATATCTAAACTATAAAAATCTTCAAACTGTGCGATCTTATATTCAAAGTTAGGTAACAATGCAGAAGTTGGTTTATTTGGAAGACCGCGCCATTTTGCAAAATCAAATGTAGTTGAGCCATCGACTTTCTTGATAGCTGAATAATATTTTCCTGAATATCTTACAAGGTCACCTGGAGAATAATCAACGAAAGGTTGCCATTCGTTAATTACTGCTTCGTCATAGATAAATCCAGGACTTGTCAATCCGCCATCCCATTCAGCTGTTCTGAATCCTGTTAATTTAATACGCTTTTGACGATATCCAGTTTGCTCATCATAAACAATATCGTTGAACATACTAAAGTTATTAAAAATAATAGCATGTTGTTTTTGTACTAGGTTTACTTGAGCAAAATAAAATCCAGTGTTAGGCAATAGTGTTTCAATAACAAATTGATTTTCTTCTCTCGATAATGTATATTGCTTAGGCGGAAATGCTGAACCATCAGCAGTTAGTAAAGTATATTGATAGAAAGGATCTGTAATATCATCTACCACACCATATACATTTTGATTATTAAATTTAACCTGCTGAGCAAATGGACTTAATACGATCAAAGAACCGTCGATCCAATTTTGTGATGCCCAGAATAAAAATTCTTTGCCTGTAAAGTTCCAATCCAGTATTGAATTTAAATCTGGTTGGAAGTAATCAAAAACAAATCCTTGAGATTCTAAATATTTTCCATATCCGATTATAAAATCGTAAACATCTTGTATAGTTGATAAAGAAGTTCCATAAGATACTATAGTCGGAATAGTATTGTACTGAGCCGCCGAAGCAACAGTGATTCCGCCTGTCATAGGTAGTGATGGCAAAGATTGAAAATTATCGGCTTCGAAAGATGTTGTTGCTGTGTGGCTCTTTACAGTTCTATAATATTTTCCATTGTAACTTACTATCTGGCCTGTTTGATAGAACTTGTACTCTTGCCATGTAACATAACTTTCTGATACACCGCCAACTGTGATACCCTCATCTCTGAAACTGTGGATCGGTGTAAGTACTGTAAAATAAGGTCTAAAATTATCATAACCCTTGATAGCGAATGTACCTTGAGTCTTTTGAATGATAAGTCCACTGATCGAAAGAGAGCTTATAGGATTACTTTGAATCAGACTAATCGCAAAGTCCTCAGCAGGCAATAGAACGCCAGGATTAACACTGGTAGGATCTACTGAGTCAATTCGCACACTTAATTTGTCTTTGTCTATGAAGCCTTCAGCTTTGTAGATTAAATTATAATCCACTCCAGCTAGATCAGCTTTTAGTTGAGAAATATAGTTTTGATTTTTTTGTAGGCCTGCCTCTATAAGCATAACGCTATAACCAGATGCTCGCTGTCTTACGCCACCTATAACATCTCTATAAAGAATTAGATCAGGAAGTCTTAGAAGTTGTAATTTATCGCCGTAAACAGTTTGACCCGCAACAGTAAACTTAATTCTGCTGGTGTCAAATAACATGCTTGAATATTTTGCAGGTTTACATAAAGCCAATAATACCTGTACTGCAAATGGCCACATGCTAGATCTACGCCATGCTGTTTCTGCAGGAGCATGGTCGCCAAATTGCCAAGGTTGGTTTACTAATGTTTCGTTTATGCTTGATGCCAGCCCATTCATGTTAGGCATTACTAGATTGCCATATTCATCAACTGGCAATATATCTAATAAATTTGTTCTAACATAATTTGGATCAATTCTAGTATCAGCAGGATCAGCGATCTTACCTTGTGAAAGATCATCCCATAGAATCGTATTACCAGAAGTATACGGTGCTCCGCCGTATTGGCCAAACCACCAATTAGGTTGCTCTGAAAATCCTAACATCTCCCAAGGATGTGTATGTGGTCTATCTGTATCGTAGAAATATTTGAATATTCCTCTCCAATATCCAGGTAACACAAGATTGTTAGATAAATTCTGCGAACTGGTTCTATAATTCCATGTCTTAGAGTCAGTTAATGACGATGTATTTGTTTGATAATCAACGCCATTAAATCCTGTCCACTTTAAGAAGTCCGCTGTTAGTATTTTAAAGATTTCTTTATAGCTAAAATCTTTAGGACGGTATGCACCCGGCAATACAGAATTAATATCCAATAAAGATGTTTTATATACTGTTGAAGATTTGATATTATTGTAAATTCTTTTTTCTAGTTCTAATAAAATATTATCTCTATAATCACCAAAGGCTTGAATAATGCTACCGTCGTGTCCTTCAATTACATTAGCAGGTGTAGCATAGCTGGTATCCAGAAAAGCATTAGGAACAAACTTAGGATACAATCCTAATTTAGTAGGTGTTGGAGGAACATAACAACCTTGGGTAGTTGAATAGCAACGAATTTCAATATAATCGCCCACTGACAAAGTATTAGTAAATGTAATACTTGCATCATTTGTAGGTAAAGTATAATCAATTCCTAATAATAACTGTTCACCATTTAGATACACAATAACACATTGGTCGCTTACGTTAACTGTATCAATTGTTATTGGCAAACTATATGTTGATATTCTTGTGTCAGTTACAGTATATGTTCTTAATACATAATCCTGACCGTAGGCCAACATGTCTGAATACCCGTATGGAAATATAATATCTTTACCTGCATTAATTGTGGCCAGTATTTGATCTACTGCATCTCTAGGCGACAATGTATTTGTAATTTCATTTACTGATTTTATAAAAGTATTTTTAAATGTTTGATAATCATCTGCAACTTTTCTGACAGCATTAATAACGCTATGCTGTTTTAATCCAATAAAGAAATGTGCAAAAGATAAAGGATCAACATGAGATACTAATCTAGTACCGTATTGATTTACAGCACCTAAATCTCTTAGATTATTAAATCCTAACGGAACTCCGCTGAATCCGGAAACTTTATCTGCGATAGTTTTTAATTGATCTGTAAATTCTGCAAGAGTCAACTGGCTAATAGGACCGTTCAATGGATTATTTGTTAATCCTAAACTTGGTTCATAATAGCCGTTTCCATTAGGAACTGCAGAAGTATAAATTGTAAACTTTACTCTATCTCCTATTGGAAGTGCATTATTAAACACAACAAACAAATACTGATTTTCTGGAATTAAGTGATAGTCAACTGTAGGATATTTTTTTACATCGTTGACATATACAGATACTTGCAAATCTGCTTGCCATCCTGCATAGTCAATTGAATTGATTTCAATCGTGTTAGTTGCTGTATCTAACACTTGATATTGAATAATAGGAATAGCAGAATTTACTGTTTCTGTCCAAACGTTTTCATAACTGGTTGTTATACCGTTTGATATTTTTAAAAATCCTGATGAAACGTTGACAATAGAAGTTGATATTGTATTTGCTACAGAAAATGTGTCTGTATTAAAATAATTTGTAAACAAGAAATCTCCAATGTTTGAAACGTTGAGATATTTTAAATTTAATCCTAAGACAGTATCATATATAGTTCCATCAGTATATCCAAATATTTTTGTTCCTGAAAAGTTTCCAGGATAGATAGAAAGATCACTGTAGCTGATTTCATTCTCATCAAATAGATCAAATAGAGGAGCTTGATTCAGAGAAGTTTTTTGCTGTGCTAGATTCCATTGTGTTCCATCCCACCACCAGCTATTGCCTTTGTTTCCAACGCCTTTAGTTGATACGATCGAACTTCCGGCAGTTAATGATACGCTTGTATCTTCTACTAGATTAATAATTTGATTATTATTAACTGTTTCAATTTTAACTACATAAGTCTTGCCTTTAATCAAAGGATCAGTATCAGCATTGAATATTACTCGGTAACCTTCTTCTAACAATACACCATCAACATAATATCCTGCACTTCCTTCGACCGCAGAAAACGCATCTTTTGTATTAGTGTCCATTAGATCTACATTAGGCAACGATGTATATCCAAAATTAAACAATTTAATATTTGCTTGGAATTCAATGATAGGGCGCTGAGCACGTTTGTCCTGAGGATAAACGGGCGGAACATTATTAGCAGTTGCTGATGTTTCTATAACACCTGCATGGAACCAACGATTGTATCTCGACCATGGATTTCTATCAACGCTTGCTCTATTGATTGTAATATAATCCGGAGTAATTGGCGCATTTCTAAAATCATCAAAAGGATATTGATCAAAATTCTGTGCATCAAAATTTGTATCAAGATTATTGGCCGCGTCAACATTGTTTTGTAATGTATCAAAATCGACTAATGTTATATATGAACCAACACCTTCAACTAACCAACGTTTACCTGCGTAGGTAGATGGAAGTACACTATCAGGAAAGGTAACAATCATTCCGTTTGTCAGTTGAATGTTATTTCCAGACTTATAAGTTACCTTACCTATGATTTCTTTTTCTACATCTAGTGTTGTATTTTCAAGCAATGACTTAACAACAATTTTTCCTGCAACTAGAGTAGTATCTCCGGCAACATAGAATAATGTAGTCGGTGTTTGATCATCAATGGTGATAATAATCTGACCATCTTTAGAACCGTTGTTAACTACTGCGGAGTATTGGTCCGCTTGTCCATAAGATAGTGCTGTTTTGATATACAGGTTATGAGATGACGAAACATTTAGCACATAGGTCAAGCCTCTGTAAAATGTTAATACAGGATCTGGAGTTAGTCCGTCCGGTGTGAATACAAAATTCATTCCGGTGCTGTCGTCAGTCACTGTATATGTGCTGACTGTAGATTTTTGTAATCCTGTTATTTCAACTGGATCTGGTCCATCTTCTAACCAATAGTATTGAGTATAGTTTACAAACTTATCAATATCAAAATGAGGATGATAAGAATATGTTGTTGGTTTTAAAATCTTGTTGTGGTTATTAACTGTACCATTATAGTATGCTAATTGATTAATTAGATCATCGTATGCTAACGCATCAGTTATGTTATTTTGATCATTACGAATGATCAAACCAGGATCAAGCTGGTAACTTTGGGTTAGAGTTGATACGCTGGTTATGTATTGATCTTTAGCAGGATTGTATGTAGGTGTATCTTTAGTTCCTACGTAACCGCTGATTCGCTCAACTCTAGGAACTTCCATTAATCTATCAATGGTACTAGATAGAAACTTTTTATTCTTATCTGTCTGCAGGTATGCAGGCAACAGATCAGCGGCAGATCGTGTGTGGCTAGGATCGTTTAAATTATAAACGTCTGTTAATTCATTGCGATTGTTATTATCCATTATTCAATTCTTAAGATATGGTTAGTTGAGATGGTGTTATAGATGTGATAATCTCTATATCTGCAACCTGTGCTCCGCTGACAAATATTTCATTGCTTTGGCATGATACTTCAAAGAGGTTACCAAATGATGATCCATTTTTTGCAACTATAATAAAGTTTGTTATATCAGGAGTCATTATGTTCATAACATAAGTTGACAGCTCGCTGAAACTAAATGTATCTCCAAAGTCCCAATTTTCTAAAGCAAAGAAATCGTTGATCGCTTGTATTATTCTAGTCTTTAGATCATTGTCGCTTACTGGCAGATTGCCATTTTTTACAGCCTTGAATGTTGCTTGCAATCCTAAATCCGCCGCAGATCCAAATAGGATTTTATAAGAAGCAGGATGATAAATGATAGTGTCAGAAATACTCTTGATTGGCTCTAGATATTGGCTGTAGGTATCTTCTAGTGTCGTAGTGCTAGGAGGCAAAGGTTCTGTTTGTGATGTATCTTTCAACCACATTCTAAAAGAAGTATCATACTCCGATGTCAACATATAGATATCTATAATATTTGATTTAGCAGGATCTATGCGTTTTTCTTCTCCGCTGTTATGAACATAATGGAATTTTAATCCGCTACGACCCGAACGAGCAAAATATTGTGTTTGTAAAATATAATCTAAATTAACTGCATCATAGATTTTTACAACATCTGCAGAATAAAAATAATAAAGAACTGTTGGATCAGGATTATCAACGTAGCTTTCATCTGGATAGGCCACAAAAGATACATCAGTTGGCGCTAATGAATATCTACTACCATCAGCAGAGTATTGGAAATATATAAAGTTTCCTAAGTAGCCTGTTTGAACTAAAGGATTTTGACTATCAGTGATGATATCAAAACTATCTGGATCATCTATCTGTCCATCATTCTTACTGTCATAAAAACTAACTAAAACTTTCTTAGGTTCAACATAACCGTCATTTTCTATCACAGCAGAATCAATTTGCCAATCGTGATCTTTGCCAAGCTCGTTAATAGTTTGACCTGCAGGTATAACGACCCATAAGCCATTTATTTTTCTACTGACAACATTATCTGTAGTATTCAAATAGAAATCACCGTTAACACCCAATGATGTCTGTGGAATGGCAGATCCGTTGTGCCATGTGTTACCTAAGTTAGGAATAGTATTAATTCCTAAAATAGAAATTTTATCTTTGATAGTTGTGTTTGAAACGTAGTCAAAATTGTTCTTGTAATCGTCTACTAAGAACGCTGTTTGTTCTGCACTTTCAAATACATAATCAGTTTTTCTATAAAATATATTATAGTTTGTTCCTGTCCACTGGAACGCTATTTGCCAAGAAGCATCAATGTTTTGATTTGTGGTATCGCCCTGATAGATCAAATTAAATTGATGGATCAAGTCTATATTTGTGTCTGTTATTACAAACCAGGTTCTAGTTAGTCTATCAAAACTAAGACCAAAATTGATCTTTGCAACCATTTGGTTTACTATTTCATTTTCTAAAGCGAATGGCAAGTTAGTAACCAACGCAGGAATAACTTCAACTGCTATTGATCCATCTGCAACAAATCCAGTTAGAGTGATAGGACCAGTACCATCATTCAATAGTCCTAATCCGCTGTTTGATCCGTCACCTGTAACTGAGGAAACCCTAGACCAAACATAGGTTCTTGTTGTAGAATCTGCTTGCTGTGTTAGCTTTCCGGATGGCAAATAATAATATCCAGATGGTGGTTGAAATTTTATCAATGCGCCAGGTGTAATGTATTGTGCATCGTTACTGCTAAAATATCCAACTTGCTGTGGTGTTAGATCATACAAGTTCTGAATATATCCTTTTACCTGACCAGACTCTATTTGGGCAAGGTGCCAGCTAAGATTAATGTTTAACAAATCAGGTCTTGGAAACTTGTTTAGATAAAAATTTCTTGTTGAAGGATCGGCGATGATTGGCTCAATCTGAGATTTTAAAATACCAAATGCTTGATTTCTTGTATCAAAAGATGCAGTAAAACTCAGCTGACTATCTTGCTTATAGAGCATTCCGTCCTGAGCAAAAATATCTATTTGACTGTATTTTCCTGTAACATCTGTTAGATCAAAATACTTGCTGATACCTGAGCTCTGTCTGTTTATACTTTTTACTTTTAGAATATCCGAAGCTACAGTTACAGGAGCAACATTGTAATCTTCTCCTGTGACCATTCTATTTTGTATATAATAGTTCTTTGGTGCGTTTTCTTTGATAGAAGTATTTGTTTCTGCAGGCGCACTATTGTATACTGAATACTGTAAACTTAATGTCAATGACAATGTTTGTGTTTGACCGTTTTTATTTGTATAAGGAACCTTAAGAGAAAGTCCATTTATAGAATTTGGAGATATAGTATATGAAAGACCGTTGCTTTGTCTGTAGTAAACAACAAATCCGCCTTTCGGTAAATCACCAAAGTTCCCGTCCGCAAAATTTAAATCAATCTGATCGTTTATTCTAGTGCTTACAGCATATAGCGTTCTTGTATCTAAATTTAAACTGTTATAGATAACATTATTACCTGTAGTAGAACTAACTTTAGTCCATAATTTATTATAGGTATTGTCTGGATTTAACTGCCATAACCATACATCAGTGTTATTAATGTCTGTTGCATTAATTCCTACAATTTCATTAGGTACAGGATTGTCAACTGTAAACGTCGAACTGCCTAATGTTCCTTGTTTGAAGTGCATGAAGAAACCAGTGTTGGCGGAGCCGGCACCTTTGTTATCATTTCTCCAGATAATGCCCATAGGATTTCCTGGAGTAGGAGCTTCTTCATAGATATAATTTTGACCTGAGAATGTAGCACTGACTACTTCAAAGCCCATGTTAACTCCGTTAATTGGTCTGTTGAAAGTGTATAAAGGAACACCACTTTGATTGGTGTTAATCTTGTATTGATCTGTAGGAATCCCACTAATAGTTTCAGATGCATAAGGAGATCCAAATATAGTAGAACCGGGCATAGCTGAATTCATAATTAGAATCCATTGCTGATACCAGTTGTTATTTGATGGGTCGTCCCAGCCAACTATTTGATTAGCTAGGTTAATATTGTTGCTGTCTACGATATTATCAGATGTAGAAATCGAAGTAATTTTTAGTAATCCACTGGCAGGAATATTTCTTTGTGGATTATAGCTGATTAGTCTAGCAAGATTTAGAATACTGTCGCGGCGTTGTGCTGTTTCTAGAAAGTTTTCACGAGCATTTAAATCGATACGGAAACTTAGATTTTGACCTAGATATGAAATTAAATCTACTAATGCTATAAACTCGCTACTTTCAATGTAGTCGTTGAAATCTTCAGGGTAATTTGCTCTAAGATACTGTATCGCTGTGCGGCGAATAGTGTCAAAGTCGTAAGATTTGAAATCCGCATTATTAAATGATTGGTATATTTTAGTCCAATCTTCTGCGACAAGTAGTTTAGAATTAGTTGCTGGTATCATATATGTTAAGCCATTTGGATAACATATTTATTAGGAAAATAAACTTGGTAGATTATTACTGCATGGAAAGCCCAGCAGATTTATCAAACGTTAGACGCATTACATCTGTTTGATTAGTGGGCACAAACGTAAGAGTAAGTTGCAAAACTAGGCCATATTCTGCTTCTGTAATATCAACTTGAGTAACATTAACACGGGGATCAGAAGATATAATATTTTTAATATCTTCTTCTATTGCAGATCTAACATCATCTGTAAATGGGTCGTATAATTTGTCCCAAATTATAGTTCCCCAAGCAGGATTCATCACACGCTCACCTTGGCGAGTGTTAAAATAATTCATCAAATCTTGCTTTACAACATCAAAATCGTAAAGAGTAACAGTCTGTGATGTAGGATCTTGTGTGCTGAATCCTACATAAAACTGTGATGTTTGCTGTCTATTTTGAGGGCTGTTATTAGCAGGCTGAATTATAATATTCTTATATGGCATGAGTTATTTAAGCAACCTTAGTGCCTCCTCCTTCTTGGAAGTACTGACTTAATACCGATAAAGGTTTTTCTGGCTGTCCGTACCCTGCTCCCGCAAAGCTGGCCCAAATATGACGAACTTTATAAGCGGCTCTAGAAAACTGACCGTTTCTTACATCATCTAATGCATTAACTGACTGTATGAGATAGATACAGGCTTTGTCCTGGCTTGCAGGACTAAAGTCAGGAAGTTTACAAACTTTAGCACATTTATCCCAAGTATCTGGCATGAATTGATATGCTCCTGCGGCCGAAGATCTCAATCTCGGTGGTCCTAGTACAACACGCGGATGGTCTTTAAATTTATAACTGTTGTTGACCCATGCGCCATCAACATAACTGTAGGAGTTACTACCATAGATACCTCTAGAAACTCCTTTGTAAGTTTGATTTCCTGTAGGAGCTGTAACTCCTGAAGGCAGGCCTTGATTGTCAACATCAAATGTTGCACCAGTGTACTGAGTTCTATAGCCATTCTTACTTGCAGTACCTTCAGCACGACGTATTGTCCATAAGAATGCCGCTATGTTGTCAGTAGGAATATCTCCAGTTTTCTGCGGAGGAGTATCTGTAGGACTTCTATTGTATGTGATATTTGCAGTACCAAATGTGTTAGTTGCTGTATTTTGAGAGTCTGTATTATCGTAGCTAAATCTATCAGGATTGATACTTTCGTGCTGATCCCAAGGTTCGTGAGTAGGAACACGAGTCATTATTGTAAGTATCTCTGATGCTTTATAAAACTCTCCATCACTCCATGCACCCGGTTTTCTATTAGGTAAAGAAACAGTATCTAAGTCATTAACAGAATCTGGACCTGTAGGTTCTGTAGGAACTCCTGGTACAGGTCCTGCTGTAGCGGCAGGACCATTTATTCCTAGAGCAGGGGAAGTTAGATTTAGTGCTTGGCTTCCTAATATACCAACGGTTTTAGTTGCGGCTATTGAAATGTTGGTATTAGCATTAAAGCTGATAGCTCCGTCAGTTCCTAAATTTACTAAAGTTCCGCCATTGATATTCATATCTTTTGATGAACCCAAGAACATGTTTCCTTTGCTTTTTATATTAACATCGGTTCCTGCGGCCATGTAAAGATTATCGCCAGAAGCATCAATATGCATGTCAGATTCTGATCCCAGGAACATATCTGTACCTGCATTAAGATGTAATTCTTGGCTAGATTCCATTCGCAGATTATTAACTGCCTTGACAAGAAAATCTTCTCCTGCCTGAAATTGCGTAGTTTGCCCGCTGGCTATTTTAACTTGCCTACCTGCTTCAATATTAAAATCTCTATCAGCTCGTAGATTAAAATCTCCCTCGGTGTGGATTGATACCGAGTCAGCACAATAAACGTCCAACTTGCCTTGACTTGTAAATTCCATCCAAGCTGTTCCTGCGGCATTGGCTATATAGATTAAATCACTGCTGTTGTGTAAAAGTATTTGATGTCCTGTTCTAGTACGGATGCGCACTAATTCATTCAATCCGTCCTTGTCGCCATCATCCATAACAAATGTAGTTCCGCCAAGGCGGCTAACATAAGCGGTTTCTTTTTTGTCAAATCCAATTCGTCCTGTTTTTGCACCAGGGCTTTTATCAATAGGTCCAGGTGTACTGATTCCAAATACGCTAGACGGATACTCTCTACGAGCAGAGCTAGATGTAATTCCTCGTATGTCGTCTAATATAAGGCCTTGTGCTAACAATCTATCTGCAAAAGGGTGTATAGGTTTTGTAAACTTGTCAACATCTCCGCCTGATAAGTCTCTACTGCGTTTTAAAAACTCTGCAACAGGTAAATTAGTTGTTCCGTATTTTCTTTCTTGCTCTTCTGTGATGGCTACAAATCGACTGGCGGCTATTCCAGGAACCATTTGATCTTGGAATTGATCTGGAACGCATCCAATCCAATAACCTGCATTGGCCATTCCACGAACAAAGATAACCATAACACAAGAGCCGACATCGGGTGGTACCATCCACATGCCGTAGCTTTTTTGTACGTCATTGAAGTTAGAACTATCGTTACCTTCAAACTCTGAAGATGTAGAACCCCAGAAAGGACTCATGTAATAAACAGGTATAGCGTTGCCTTGCAAATTGCTATCTGCCGTACCGCCTTCATATAAGAGAACTTCTAAGCCGCCCATAAGTGTGGAATCAAGATGGTTCACAACTCGAGCCAAATAGGGACCAGGGCCAATGTATTGACCTTCTAGCGATTTGTGTTTAGATTCTGTACTATTAAGTGCCATCGTTTTTTGTTAACATTAATTTGTCTAACGGAGTCAATTGTCGTTGTGTTCCGTATTTGCTATTAAGAGTAACTGTTTCAACATAATAACCTCCATAGCCTTGAATTGTATACTGTGAGTTTGATATGTTTGATTCAATAGATCCTAATCCTTGTGTTGCAGGATCAGTGCCCGGAGTATTTAAACTTGAAATGCTTAACGCGGCCGCAGTGCTGAATTTGTCAATTTGTTGTTGGATATTTAAAGTATTACCTCCGCTGGTTCCGTTTGAAGGTTTAGAAGATAGTAATGCTAACAGCGCACCAACAGAAGCAAATCCACCTGCGCCAGGAAGATTACTAGGGTTTCCACCAGCCGCTAATATTTTTTGTAGGTCGTATTGGCTTACATTCGCTATTGGAGCTGTAGTAAGTGCTTGTAATGCTGGAAGATTTTTAATTCCAGCACCTGTAAGATTTTTTAAACTTAATCCTAACGCTTGGAATCCTTGTATATTTGCATCAGTAGGAACGCTTGCAAAGATTTTTTGCAGTTGTGCAATTAAAGAAGATTGCTGACTTGCGGACAATCCTGCAAACTGGGCAGGATCTATACCTAATTGTGCGGCTATAGCAGAAGGATCGGTTGGCGTTCCGTTTATTGCGGCAATAACATTTTGTCCAACATTATTCAAATTAGACGGATCAGACGGATTAGTAATGTAATTGTTTCCGCCTGCTGTAACTACGTTGTTTGCATAGTTTGTTTCAAGCGTGTATAGATTATTTGTATCTTGTATAAAGCTAGAAATAATATTTGCTTGAGCGGCCTGATTGGCTTGACCTTGTGCTGTGTTATCTGGAGGAGGTATCGTAGTTGTTTGTAAGGGAACCCCTGAAGTGTAAGGATTATAACCAGTGGCAGATTGACCAAGTTCAGTATTAGTAGAGTGTCCGTTAATTAATGCATCTGCAACTTGAACTAGGCCTCCTATCGCGGCCGCTTCAAGAGCTAATTGTCCTAGTGGTAGAGCTATGCTAGATATTACTCCCAGTCCTTCATTTACTGCCGCATCAATTCTTTTTACAGATGACTGCAATGCATTGGTCGCTTTGTTGGCTATGCCGGTAAGACTATCTAACAATCCAGGAACACCGAGGCTAGGAATTTTTGGATTTAATAATTTAGTAAGATCTGACTGTGCTTTTTTAGCTCCGTATTTTTGTGCTTTTGAAGGGTCTGTAGTTTTAGATTGCCCAGGAATAGGTTCTTGTTTAAATGGTATCGAAGGTGTGACCTTTTTACTTGGTTGTTGTCCCGCCAATCTGTTTAACGTTAATGTTTGAGTAAACTCGCCGTCTCTAAAAGTACTGGTTACAAAAAACACTTCAAATATACCGCTGTATTGATCAACAGTATCTAGACCAAAATCCATAAATCCGTCGGCTCTATAATCTCTAGGGTTTTTAAAATCAATGCTTATATAAACTGAACCACCCAACCATGGTGCTTCTCCGTTTTTAGTTTTTGATTCTGTATCTAGGTCCTGGGTGATATTGCCCATTCCTGTAGTTACGAGATAGTAAGGATCTCCAATAATCTTAACAGACATACTCTGCATAGCATGATTGTCTACGATCTGTCGCTGTATGGCATGAGCCAGTGCTTGATACGGATCCATCTGAATAGCTTTACCAGCTATACCATATGGTATGGGAGTAGATACCGTTCCTGCAATAGCAGGAGCAACGTTTGCTTGAGAAGAAGGATCTTTCTTTTGTTGGTCTTGCGCTGAAAGTTTTTGTGTATCCGAGGGAGTAGCCGCGAGCGATGTTGCAGATCTATCCTGATCTCCTAATTTAAAAGGACGCTCTTGTATGAATAACGTATTAAGGTTTATGTGAAACTCTAATAGGTCAATATTCTTTCCTGTATAGATATAATTGTAAGTTCTTGCTAAAGTTTCTTTTAAAGGATCTGGGTCCCAGTGGCCAAACTCTTCCGGTAGTTTTGAATAATGTATCCAGAATGGCATTACCTGATATATGATGTTATATGCAGGTCGTCCCTCTTTGGGATTCATTGTTTTCTTTAATTCAGTTCTACACCAAACACGATACCAAGGAACTTTTCCGTTATATTTTTCTTTCCATTCATCTTTTTTATCAATGAACTGTTTGACGTATTGGCTGTCTCTAATAACAACTTCGATTACATCCATTATTTTTGTTCCGGATTTTACTGATACAATTTCGTTTTTTGGATCGTATCTAACTTCGTCAATTTTTTTATCAACAAATTTGTAATTGTTCTTTGAAGTAGAATCTGTCGGATCTGCAAATTGGAATATTTGATTTGATTTTAACCATTCGTTAATATGTGCAGTTTCTATTCCTTGTATTCCAGAGTCACTGCCATCCGGCGCTGTCATTGGTTTAAATTCAATGCTATAGGAATTATAGATATCTGCACCATCTGCATCGTTAGATTTCTTTTTTTCGTCTTCGACATGTTGCAACAAGTCTTTTAGGATATCTCCAACAGTTTGCCCTTTCATTTTCATAGTTACAGGAATATCTGCATCCATGCCTAATTGAGGTGCTTGCATATTGACTAGGCCACAACGATAACTCGTTCCTCGTTCATCTGCTGTGATATCTACCGATTGCAAATTAACAGTAAAATATCTTTCAGCATTAGGTACGTGTTCTGCTTTACCTGTAGTTGCATTCCATCCCCAAAATTCTATTTTTAAACACATTGGAGCGCCAATATGGCTTTCATATCCGGCGGCTAGACAATTAACTCTAACTGATTCAAGAAGACCGTTCATACTTAACGGCTCTATAATAGTCATGTTAAATTGTACTACTGTTGCGCCCTCGGTTGGTTTCCAGGGGCCATTACATTCAAAACTTTCTACATATAAATCAAATCGACCTGTGCCGTTTTCATTAAAGTCTTGGATTAGGGATTGCAGATTTGCATTTGAATCTACTTGAACAGCTGGACTATTTTCCCAGTTGGCCGGAGTATTAATACTTGCTTGAGACACTGGATTGCCGTCATTGCTATAAGTTGCTAATTCTTCAGGTGTAATTCCTGCTGTGCCTTTGCCTGAAGTCCTAAGAATTACCCTTTCTAAGTCCGGAGAAGATGTAAGATACCCAGGGTTGTTATATTGTTCTTGCGTTAATACTGAAAGAGTAAAAACATAATTGTATGAAGAATAATCATGCAACGGATTATAGAATCCAGGAGAAAGAAATGTACTCCCAGTATTTAGGTATGACGTTACTTGATTGTCGGCCATGTTAGACCCCTAGTGCTTTTTTGATCGTATTTGACTGTGGCAAATATATCTGTACTCCAGGAATCATGTCGTAGATAGGATCTCGGATTACATCTTTGTTACGCATAGCAAACACCCACCAAAGATTTTGATCTTGATATAAATCAAATGCTAACAAATCTGGTCTATGTTTGTATTGTGATGTTACAATAAACAACGGATCGTTTCCTAAAGAAGGAATATCTCGCAAGGCCATTATGTCAAGATAATTTGCTGTTTGAGGTGTGCTATAGTAAGGACTGGTTTTAGCGTATATAACGTTTGCCATTTTATAGATATCCCATAGAAGTAAACACACCCTTATTAAATGCGTCTACTGAATATTGTAATTGTTGCGCTCTACTGTACATAGGAATCAATTCTAATGTAAGAGAACACATAGTAGGAACAAAGTTATTTCCATAATCTTTAATGCCGTCGCCTACTCCGATATAATCAACAGAGTCGGGATAATCTATTTTCCAGCTCTGTACAGCTACCGGAATATTGTTTAGCATAGAATCTCCGTAGGCAAATAATCTGCAAACAGGAGGAGGAGTACCTGCGCCAATGTCATCACCCCATCGCATTTTTGTAAGACTTCTTAATAAATGTTGTATGGCTAAAATTAAAGAAGCTTCGTATTCATTCTGGGCAGTGAATTTTCCTGTTATCTGTATTGCACCCGTTTGTGCATTTTTAAAAAAATGATTATTAAAATTTGAATGGGTAGGAGCCAAGCTACTGTATGTTGCTTGATTGTTATAACTGATAGTAGGAGTGTAAGGAAATATGATGCCACCAGGATGGGTTGATGGACCGCCTATGCCTTCGAAAGGGCGCGGACCTTGGGGAGGTTGAGGACCGCCACCTAATGTTCCTTTGGTATACATTTCAGGTACACAAAGGCGAACTCGGATATCTCTCTGAGCTTTGCCGTTCCAAGTTACTGCCGCGGTCTTAGGAACCTTTCTCGACGCCGTAACTGTTACTGTTTCTAATTGTGGGGTGGTATCTGCCATGTAATTTCCTTTACCACTTATTTAACCTGATAAATAATATACGTAGATAATAAAAGTCTTGACTTCCTGCTATTTTCTGCTATAATATTACTGGGAGACTCATACATGACATCAATAATAACAACAAGAAAAGTCAAGTATCTAAACAATAGAGACTTATTGGCAGAGATACACAAAAGCAAAGTAACATTTTGCAGTTTTACAAAACAAGAATATCATCAATACGATATAATTTTACCTAGTATC